AGCTAACATACTATCCTCAGTATTTTCATTTTTAAATAGCATTAATTGTGCATTTTAAAAATGAGTTTTTGATTTAATGTACTAACAGACCGAAACCAACAAATTAATTTGAAAAGGCCAATCCGCCCATACCCGACTGGATGCGGAGGACGTTGTAGTTAGTGGCGAACATGTGCATGGTTTCAGCATCGGTCGCCTTCATCGTGACCGCAACCTGCGCGTTATCGATGCGCGAGAAGTTGCAGGTACCGGTGGGCTGATGTTCTTCGGGCTTGAGCGCGAAAGAATACGAGTACACACCGGGGCAGGGGTTGCCGGAGTGATGGTTGTAGGCCTGCACCTGGTTGAAGTACTTACCTTCCTGCTCCTTGAAGCGGTCTTGGCCGTTGAGGACAAGCTTGAACTTGCTGAGGGGACCCGCGAGTTCCTCGGTGTAACCCATGGTAGAGGTACCGGTGGAGTAGAGGGGGGTACCAACCGAGGATATGGGTACGAAGCAGTTGGACAAGTCGGTCGCGTCGAGAGGGTTAGACTCGAGAACGATATCGGTGGGCATGTTCTTGGAGGTGAAGTTCCACAATTCCGAACGAGCGGCAGTGTTGGAGAAGCACCACACAAGCTCCTTAACGGGGTGGTTGTAGGAGAGGCGGACCTGGACGGGGCTAGCGGACTTGACGGTGTCGGAACCAGTGTGCTGAACCTGTTCGATCAGGTACTCATGACCCTTCTGGGCGAAGCGGCGACGCTCTTCGGTGTCCAGGTAGACGTAGTTGGCCCACACCTTGAAAGTGTTCTTGTCCAGGTAGGTGGAGAAGGTGGACGCGATGTCGATGTCGATGCGCACTTCGTGGTACTGAAGGGCGATCAGGGGCAAGTACAAACCGGGGTTCCTGTTGAAGAAGAAGATGAGGGGAAGGTAGACAGTGCTGGAGGCAGCGGTGGTCATCTTAGCCCAGGTAGCCTTCTTGGCTTCGTCCAAGTAAAGCTCCGAGTACAAACGCCACCATTTCTGGTAGTGCTTGTCGATGCGCTGGCCACCGATGGACAGTTCAACGTTGTTGATCGCACGCTCAGCGACCCAGTTACAGTCATCCACGGTATCGGAAGTGACGGTGTTGGAAGTGAGGGACTTCAGTTCGAGGTACATGTCACCGACAAGGTCACCGTTACGGGCAACAGTCACGGAGACGCGACCGGAGTCAGCGGCAGTACCATTGACGGTCTGCTCGATGTTCTCCATCGCGAAGTTGGTGTGACGCTTGTATTTGGCCTGGTAGAAGGTAACTTCTGGGTTACCGGTAAGGTAGACGTCTTGGGCGCCGTAGGCGACGAGTTGCATGAGACCGCCAGCCATTGTGAGTGTTTTGTACTCTATACGGAGAAAATAATTCTGAGTAAATGCGCATTTATCGAACCCAGTTTTTCTCAGTGTAGATTAAATGTCGACACAGCCTGAAGAAATTGAAGATATTGAAATTGAAGAAGGTGAGATTATCTCCGAAGATGATATTTCAGAAATGGAAGATGAAGATGATAGTATGGATATTGCTGAATTGATGACATCTCTTTTAGCAACTGACGACGGAGACACTGTATGCTCCGCCCTCGTCAATATCGCGAACCAACTCCAGACCCAAAATAAAATTTTGATAAAGATGTTGAGTCAAATTAAAAATTAATTTAGAGAAAAGAATGATAGTTATTGTAAATGAAAGTCACTCACTTCATTGACAAGGATCCAAATATATATGAAGCACTCGCTGAGTTGCAGAAACAGAATATCCAGTCAATGAATGAGGAACAGGTAGCGAAAATTGTAGAAGATTTTGAATTTAGGTGGTACCTCAATCCCGAAATTCATTCCAAGTGTTTAGAGAGGGCTGCCAAATTGGGGTACCGACAATTTATTCACCCTGATAATTTTGACGATGATGGATTTCCCAGGCCCGATCAATTCGACATTATGGCCATCCTTGGTATAAAAAACCGTATGATTACCTTTCTTATCCAGCTCACGAACCATGTACAAGCCAATGGTAAGGGATACGAAGATATTGATATGACCATCAAGCGAATCAATTATGTCATTCTTCAGATTGAAGATGGGTTTGAGAACGTCAGGCGTCATCGTATCTCGTATGAACGTGTAAACTCACCCACAGCACTCCCACAAGTAAGTGTATATACCGATCCATCTGCGATGAACGAAGAAGACATTGAAAGTTCGACCCCTTTTCAGAAGTGTCTGATGCTCTCTCTAAAAGAGGCGTACAGAGCTGGATACCGTCGATACAAGGGACACTGTTGTGAAGAAATTAGGACCGTAGATGGGTTTCGTACGAGAGCGTGGGACCCAAAGTTTACAATCGAAGATTACGTCTATTCACTCCCTAAAAAGGAGAGTAACTTCTTGATTTGGAAAAACTTTACGAGTAAGGGGTCCATCTTTCGAGAAGTCATCGATAACCTATCAAAGTGTAAAGATGCACAATTCCCCGAGATTAAGAAGCGTCGTCACGTATGGGCGTTCAAAAATGGTGTGTTTGTGGGTAAAGAGTGGATTCCTGAGCGAGGTGCATATGAGTGTAGATTTTACCCTTATAAAGGTGAAAAGTATGCGTGCCTTGACCCGAGTATCATCGCCTGTAAATACTTTGATAAGCAATTCGATGACTTTTCTCATGTGGAAGACTGGAAAGATATCCCCACACCCTATTTTGACTCTGTTCTAAAGTACCAGAAGTTTGAAGATGCGGTTTGTCATTGGGCATACGTCATGGGTGGACGATTATGCTTTGATATCGGTGAGCTGGACACCTGGCAGGTGATCCCTTTCTTCAAGGGTATTGCTAAATCAGGTAAGTCTACCCTAATCACCAAGGTTTTCAAGAAGTTTTATGAATCTGAGGATGTTGGAACTCTTTCAAACAATATCGAAAAGAAGTTTGGTCTGTCCGCTATTAAGGATTCGTTCATGTTTATTGCCCCCGAGGTGAAAGGTGATCTCGCTCTAGAGCAAGCTGAATTTCAGTCTATTGTCTCAGGAGAAGATGTATCTATTGCAATCAAGAATCAAACGGCCGTATCCATCGAATGGAAGGTTCCTGGTGTATTGGGTGGTAATGAAGTTCCCAATTGGAAAGACAACTCTGGGTCGGTGTTGCGTCGGATTTTACCATGGAACTTTGGTAAGCAGGTACAGGAGGCTGACCCACAACTTGATGAGAAGCTTGACCGAGAGTTACCTATTATTCTTCTCAAATGCGTCAGGGGGTACCTCGATTACTCGAGTAAGTATAGAGACAAGGATATTTGGAACGTCGTCCCCGAATACTTCAAGACGATTCAGAAACAAGTCGCAATGGTTGCGAGTAGTCTCACAAACTTTCTGGAATCTACGTACATCAAACTTGACCGGGAACTCTTCGTACCCCAAAAGGAATTTGTCCCCAAGTTTAACCAACACTGTAAAGAGAATAACTTGGGTAGCCACAAGTTCCACCAGGATTTCTACGCCGGTCCATTTAGTTCCCGAGAAATTGAGGTGCGCATCGATACAGTTACCTACAAGGGGCGACTTTACAAACATCAACCCGTGATCTATGGTCTAGATTTGATCAATGATGATGATGATATTACTTTCACAGATAATCATTAAAAAAATACTCTTATATAATAACATGAGCCAGAAGATTAAGGAATTTGTCAAAGAATCTGGCATCGAAGTGTCCAACTCAAACTCAAACTCAAACGATAATAATTTTGCGAGAGAACTTGAAGAGACCATGCTTCGTAAAGAGCGCGAACGCGCTGCGGGATTTCGTACCCCCCCCAGACCCCGACCTCGTGAGGTTCAGGTTCCCCAACGTCTTCAGAAAAATTTAGTAAATGATCGGTCGTATGCAGGTGCATTTAAACAATTTGAGAATAATTCTCCATTAGAAAATGAATTTAACGATGTAAAATTGTCTGCAAATGATGATAAAATGATCGAAAACTTAATTCGGGAGTTTGATGTACCAGTAGTAAACTCTCTCCAGTTTAGTAAATTCAACCCGGGTATGTTCAACGCCAATGTTGATTCTGGGTTTGAACCAAAAGATACTATTATTGATCTTAAAAAAATACTAGTAAAGAAGCCACTCCCAAAAACACCTATTGGTGAAGGTCTTTATGTAGACATAAAGGAAATTAAAGGGGTATATGGACAGTTTAAGACAGGTTTCTCTCACACTCGAGACGCTGGTCCAAAGGGTTCTCTTAATAAAAATTTTGCGAGTGTACAATTCATGATAACACTTTCAAATGACGTTGAAAGTAAGGGGGGTAGTGTAAATATTTACCGAAATGGTAAGATTCGATTTTCTAGTGGATTTGTCGGAACGAATATCACGAATCAACCCGAACTTCTCCGACGTTTCATCGTGAATACATACACCGAGCGCCAACCATTTTTATATAACGCATTCACCTATAACAATCTGAGTGGAAAGTTTAGAATCAATGGTCGGTTTAAGAGTTTACCTGTGATCGCGAGTAGACAACGAATGTACGGTATAACGAATATGTCTATCATGGAAGAACAGACACCTTTCCTTTATGTACCCATTGAAGGTGCGACTTTGATTTTTTCAAAAAGTGGTAACATTCAGGTAGTAGGTGCAAGAACTCCTGGAATTATGCTCAAAGGGTATGACGTTGCAAAGGATTTAGTTGAAAAATTGTATGCCGATGACCAAGTTTATGTGACTGGGGTATTCGATGAAGGTGTAAAGGTTGGTAAATCGAAACCGAAGCCAAAGAAGAAAGTTGTCTCACCAAAAAGGAAATACACCAAAAGAAACTCGAGTGAGAATGAACGTATGACCAAAGCTGAACTCATAAAACTCGCTAGACGTAAGGGTGTTGTCAACTTTAGAACAAAAATTAATGGTGGTTCTAGAGCTGCATCCAAGGATGAGATTCGCAACAGAATCAAAAACATTTCCAATAAAAAGAATGTGACTTTCAAAAACACTCAAAAGAATGAATCTATCAAACTCAATGGTAATGGTAGTACATTCAGAGTTGGTCGTAAGATATGTACAGACATGAAAAAAGATGAACTTATTCGTATCGCTGGGATTCTTAAGATCAAACCCGATGAGAAAGAAACGAAGAATACATTGTGTAAGAAAATTCAAGCTGTACGAAACAATCTAGCCAAACCTAAACCCAAACCCCCTCCATCCCCACCCAAACCCAGTAAAAGGCAAGTACAACGTGTAGCTGCCAATGCGAAACTCGACGTGAAGAAGAGTGAAGTCATGAAGAAGAGGGGTCTCAACGAGAACTCGATTCGCAAAGATATCACCAAACTCTATGGCGAGACTTGGATGAAGAAATACAAACCCAATCTCAATCAGGATGTACGCAATATGAAGACAACGCTTAACATCATCAACAAGAAGAATAAAACTGGTATCGCTTTCAAGAAGGATATAGACGCGGTCAAGAAGAATGTCGTCAGTCGGTGGAAGATGGAGAGAAAGAGGGAACTTGAAGCGAAATACCTAATGAACACTGTGAGTGTTAATGGTATCGCACTCAACCTTAGGAACAACTATCGTCGTGCGGCTGCCAACTATATCTTGAGCAGGAAGACAACCCCTTCGAATAGCAGGATGACAGAATATAGGAAGTATTGGTTGAAATTTAGAGCCAATGCTAATTCCAATAGGCGTTCTAATGGAATTAACAGAGCGGTAAAGGCTCGAGTTGAAAAGATGTAGAGGATATCAAACGCAATTACTTCTTGGGGCGGATTTCCTTGGGGACATTCTTCGCGGTCTCCTTGGTGATCGTCTTTGTGGAAGCGTTGTTGGCGACAGGCTTGACCGCGTTGGCGACGGGCTTGTAGTTACGGTTACCCTCAGCATTCTTGGTGAAGACGGCACCATTGTTCGTCTTGTTGATGCGTCGACCATTGGAATCGACATAGGGGGTGGGGGCGACAGCGGGAGCCATCATACCTTCTCGCATCTTATCGAAAGTTTTACGCGCCTTCTTGGTAATAGAAGCGGCAGTTTCTTGAACACGTTTCATAGTTTTAGACATTTATATAGAGCGAGAAATGTTTTTGAGGTGGATTGTGTGATAAGAGAAATCATATTTTGGGAATGTTTCTTTGATTTTATTAGAAAGGCATGTTGCTGTAACTATGTGAGCCTGTCCTGAACGTTCCAATTCGAGGAACCGATCCTCCATCTTGACGAACATTTTCAACTCCTCATGGGACATCCCATCTGAGTGCATCTGGAGATACATATCCTTCGATCCACCTTGACTTATGTAGAAGTTTTTGGAACCCTCAACTTCCTCAGACTTTGTACGCTTTTCACGCATGAGCGCCAATACGAAGAGTATGAGAATGATAGAGAGTATCATTTCTATTTACTCATATATTTTTATCAACCGAGTAAGGCTATGATAACTGTGAAACCAAGGTAAATATTGTTGTTCATCTTCTACGTGGAAATTAATTTAACGATATCGTCAATTTTCTGAAGAATGTTTTGAAACTTGTACACTGAGTCCACCTCCGATGGTTTCACGATCTCCAATTCAATTTGGTAGCTCGCCTCCTCTTCTGAGTCCATATCAGCATTGTCTCCAGATGAGATAGTCATATCGATACTGAGGTTCTTACGTATGAATGAATGGCGAGTTTTGGTACGTTTCCGATCCATATCATATTCACCCGATGTAGGAATCTCGCGGGCGATACAGAAGCGTACATCGAGGGGTTCATGTTTGAAGTCTTCTTTGACCACTGAAATTTTCTGAATCATCGTCTGTTCACCACTCTTTTCATCGACTGTGATACGGACGTTGTTTCCATCACTGTAATACACTTCAGATGTACTATTCTTAATCGATTCCCACCCGTTAAATTTCTTTAGACCCTTGAGAACTTGTTTCCATGTATCCTTCCCTACATTCGTATCGAATAGGGAACCATTGTGCTTACCGAGACGAATTTCAACCTCGATATCGCCTTCACCCTTGTGGGCTTCAAAGATAGGGAGTACTTTTTCTGCAATATTCATCTTAACATTTACTATTTGCGTCTTTCTCTTAAGCCTTTTTTACACATAAAATGTAATGAAAGGGTTTGGAAACATTGGAAATACATGTTATTTTAACACGGCTCTCCAGTGCCTTTTACATATCCCTGTGATGTCGAATCATTTCATACGAAATCAATACACGGGGGTCTGTCCATTCACCAGAGCATACTCTGATTTTATTCTGATTTATTGGACGAGAGGACAGGAAACAGTGGATGTTAAACCACTTCTCACTGCATTTCAAAAGGAATTTCCTCGTTTCAAATCTCACGAACAACACGATGTTCAAGAAGCTGTATTGTGTATTATTGATATTATCGAGAGAGCTGAACCGGTATTGAAAGAATGGTTTTATGGGAAAAAGACACAGGAAACTATATGGCCCAATGGAAAGTCATCAAATGAAGAGGACTTTAGTATTCATTTGATAACCTCGGAAGGTGAGGATATGGGTAAGATGTTAGCTAAGAGTACCGATTGGAATACACTCGAAAACTTTGAGGATATGGAAGGTAAAGTACACAATGTCGCCACGACCCGTATGGTATTTTCCAAATTACCCAAAGTCTTAATGATCTCATTTGATAGGAAAAGTCATATCAAAGTTATTGAAACTATTCATATCGAGGGGGTGGAATATAATTTAATTGCGAGTGCAGTTCACCTCGGGATCCAAAATGATGGACATTACGTCAGTTTTGTAAAACGAAAAAATAAATGGTTTTTATTAAATGATGAAAATACTAAAGAATGTGAACTCCCCAAGGAAGCTGGCCACTATTTCATGGTCTACAATCTAAAAACTCCTTCATCTGTATATTCTCCTTGATATTAACTATAGTCCGGTAAAATGTCCGTCTATTATTGGGATGTGTTTTATCGGTCCTCCTTTTTAGTGGTTTCCACCACATCGGTGACTCCCATGTGACGTACATACACTCAACAATCGCATCATCCTCAAACCATGGCTTGTCTTCTATTCGGTTATGTGGGATTTCACTTTCAAAATACATCTTCCCCTTCTCCTGTACATACAGCCGCCAAGTCGGTACACCCGCGTTAAATCCCGGTGTTTCTCTCGAAGGTTCCCTCTTCATGAGAAAATCTACAGTATTCTTCTCTTGTGGTTTCCATTTGAACATCGTTTCGTGTGTACCAATCCTAATTGGTTCATTCACGGGTGTGAATACAAGACCATCAATTTTTTGTTCAATTTTGGGAAGATACTCATCCATAAACATGGCGAATTCTCTCATGTGGTGAAACGTCTTACATTTGAGACGGTACACGTCAGATTTCATGTAAATGATAGACTTCATGAGACCCCGAGAAGCTTCTAGGCGTTCCATGAGGTTCTTGTTCCATACAGATTCACCTGCGACGAGAACGGCATCATACACCATAAGAGTCCCTTCGTAGAGTTCTCCATCGAGAATCGTTCCATCATAAGCACTCTTTTTAAGGTTAATGGGTGCCTCAAACATAGCAAAAGCCCGATTTACAAATAGACATTTCTTCTTTCCTTCGTAGGTGAGGGCAACCATCATGTGTCGCTCACCATCAGTCTTCTCACATACCATATAATCACCTCCTTTGAGAATAGGAAAATGTTTATGTTCGATAGATATAGGTTGTGGACCTGGGAAATATTCCTTACTCCCCCAACGAGCATGGATAAAGTCTATGACATATTTGTGAAGTGGGGTAGACATATTCTACGTTCGGTATAAAACTTTAATTTACTTTGACCCCTGCCGCGTTTAGGATATTACCTAAACATTCATGTGTATAAGTCATCGTCAACTTAGCTGCAGTAAATGCATATATTCGCACACCACATTCCTTAAATTTATCAAACATCTTTGGACTGATTTTCCAGTTTCCAGTCTTCTTATCTTTGATACTTTTGATTGTATTTTTCGTATACATTATCCACGCCTTCGCATCTGTAGAAATTACATGGTAGATATTTTCGGAAATCTTGTTATCAATATTCGTATCAAAGTTGAGTCCCATCTGCGATGTAGGTTCGGTTGATTCATTCCTCACTTTTTGCTTGAAGAGTTCCCAATCGATGCCTTCCCGAACACCTGGAAATACAAGACACCCAATTCCATCGTATTGTTTGAAACATTGTTCAAGGGAAGTATCATCAATTCCAACCCCAAAATCAATAAAAATAATACGTTCATACAATTTCATACATTTTTGAATTATTTCAGCTTTTTCATATGGATCATCATTAACGTATGTGATTTCATTATCATATTTATTTTGAAGACATTTTATATTCAATCTGAGAATTGAATGTAATGTTTTTACATGACAGGATTTAGATCGCGTTACTATGATTGTACCAAACTTCATACTCTCAATAAAGTTCTAAACCTTAAGCCTATCTGCCATACACCCCGAAAATGGTAGATTACCAACATGTCCCAAAGTAGTATTCACATCTGCGAAAATTTTACCATCTGTCTGTTGCCAGCGGCGACAAAACGCATAATCTTCGGACAAGTATCTACGAGTATCTGGATCAATCATACAGTCAAAGGCTGCATGGTATTCATCGAAGTCCCTATTCTGGTGATCATTCTTACACCAGAGGTCAGGGAACTTTTCCTCGAGAGTTGTAAACACAGAACGCTTAATAACCATGAAACCGGTGGGTCCATCCAAAATTTCAATAAATCCATTTTCTACAGGTCTATTCCTCGCCCCAAAGTTAATCACGAGACTCGAGGAGAGCATGGCCATGTCTCGCTCGTCCCCCCTTTTGACAGCTTCTGCAGCTTGATCCCACATCACAACCTTTTTAGGGTAACATGCAACACTCACGTCATGTCCAGACCTCACCAGACGCACAACTGCTTCGGGGTCAAAATGAACATCTGCATCGATAAACATGAAAAGTTCGCACTCTGTTTTTTGCATGAAGCGACCCACAGATACATTCCGTGCGCGGTGAACGAGGGATTCATTTTCAGTTGTATCGAGATATAATTGGATACCCTCTTTGATCAAGAGAAGTTGGAGTTTAATGATACTGGACATATACTTCTCGAGACACATTCCACCATAACATGGTGTCGCGAGAAACAGTTTAGTCATTTTATTACAATTACGTTTTTAACTCTAAGTGTTTTTTTATAATCACTTCAATCTTATTTAATGTCGGGATAGACACTGAACATTTTTCACACATCTCACCCTTTGTGACGTTCGGTGAGAGAACTATATAAATAATCGCAGATGCTATACTATTTGGTGTTTTACTCATCAATTCTATACAATCATCCGTCGCCCCACACAGTTTATTACACTTGAGACGCTCATCACGAGAAACCTCAAATGCGTTTAGTAACCGCTGCATCACATCAAATGCCTTCGTCACGTAATTCTTTTTTGTTGCACCAGATATATTATCCTGAAAGATTTGTGTCGTGCGACTTATATCCTTTGACTGAATTCCAAACATATCCGCAATCTCCTTCGTCGTTCGAGGGTGCTGGGCCAGTCTACATGCGTAGAGTACACAATTCGCTTTGATGCCTAGACGCACCGCCCCCCTTGTTAATTTTTCATTATTGAATTTTCGATATAGTATTTTTGCATCTTTCAGTACAGTCTCTGGTAGAGTATAGCATGCTTCATCAATATCTTTGTATGCGTGGAATAGTGATCTATCTCTGTGATTCATAGACATGTGAAAATTTATTTTGGCCATACGCTTATTCTCGTACGTGGATGAATGTTGCGTTGATATGATTGTCCCCTTACCCCAGTGTTGAGAAAACAACTCGGGGTTAGCATTTGGGTTTCCACATCTAGAAGGATCGTTCACTTTCCCACCATCTGTGACTCCACTCGTCCATTCTGCCGTATCATCAATAAAACGATCTTCGATGAGACCGCAATCCGAACACGTTGGTAATCCCTCTGGTGAGAAAACTTTGATTCCCGAACATTCATTACATATATTTATATTCACTAGCTTTTCTTCTGTTGTTTTTGGTAATAGGGTGTCCAGTTCGGACCATATGGTTGCCAGCATTGTTTTTGATTGTGGCAACTTTTTTTAGAATTTTCATAAAACGCATCACTGACTTAGGTGCCGTACACGTGTTTCGATCATATTAATAGTTTCCTTGAAACTCTTACCACCTGAAGTGGTGGGTTCCCATTCATTCCACTCTTTATCGATGGCCTGATGTCCGGGGGGTAGGACAATCTCTTGACCTACAATTTCACTATCAGAGACGACAAAGCCTTCAAGGTCCGATTGGTCATCACCACCTTCGTCATACAAGTCACTGTCACTGTCTTCGATATCAATTTCACTGTACATTGCAAATCTGTTCATCCCAAGTGATTTCATCTCAAGATCGGTAAATGTTGTCCCACTTGGGTAGTGTTCTGTCACACTTTCGTAAGGTGCGGGAGAAAGAGTTTTGGATTCGAGTTCATATACACAGGCACCCTTATAAACGAGTTCAGTTGGATTAAGATATCTCAGGCCAAGAGTATTTCCAGTGTTCATACCAACAATCCCATACATTTCATCTTCTACACCGTCTTCGTTTACCAGTAGTTTAACTATATCATCTTCATTTATTTGAGAGGGCACAATCATGCTTAGAGTTTTTCGACAAAAAATAATCAGGGATAATATCACAGATGAAAGTTATTATTTATTCGAAGGAAGGGTGTCAATATTGTGACCACGCAGCCACCCTGAGTGAGACAGAGGGGCTGGTATATGAAAAAATACTAGTGGACAAAGACGAACTCAAGAAGTTGTGTGGTGACAATGTAACAGCCTACCCTCAAATATTTATTAACGGAAATCACATCGGAACATACTTTGATTTTCAGGACTATATAGAAAATGAATACGAACCAATTCTTGCCCCCACCTTAAACAGGTTCACTGTCTTCCCCCTGAAGTATCCAGATCTCTGGGAACTCTACAAGAAAGCTCAGATGTCCAATTGGACAGCTGAAGAGGTAGATCTTTCTAAGGATATAGAGGACTGGAAAACACTAACTGATAATGAACAGAAGTTTATAAAGTATATCCTGGCGTTTTTTGCTGGATCCGATGGAATTGTTTTTGAAAATATTAACAACAACTTTGCCGATGAGGTGCAGATATCCGAAGCTCGCTCATTCTATGCCTATCAGTCTCACAATGAAATGGTTCACGGTGAGACCTACTCTAAACTTATTGATAAATATATCAAAGATCCCACTGAAAAGAAACAACTTTTCGAGGCTATTCAAACTGTACCCTGTATCGAAAAGAAGGCCAATTGGGCCCTGAAATGGTTTGATACCAAGTCCAAGACTTTTGCTGAACGTCTATTCGCTTTCGCCTGTGTCGAAGGTATCTTCTTTTCTGGGAGTTTTTGTGCCATCTATTGGCTAAAGAAAAGAGGACTCATGCCAGGTCTCTGTTTTAGTAATGAGCTCATCTCGCGTGATGAAGGGCTTCACCAGGAGTTTGCCGTTGAGTTGTTCAAACAACTCAGAAATAAACCATCAACTGATACACTTCATACTATCATAAAAGAAGCGGTTGAAATTGAAAAGAATTTCATCTTAGATGCTCTCCCATGTAATCTCATTGGTATGAACTCTGAGAAGATGTCTGAATATATCGAATACGTATCCGACCGTCTTCTGAAACAGCTTGGTCAGCCCCCAATTTGGAACTCCAAAAACCCCTTCGACTTCATGGAAAATATCTCCCTCGATGGGAAGACAAACTTTTTTGAAAAGAGAGTCGGGGATTATGGGAAAATGGACGATACATCAAACGAAATTGGTTTCGATGAAGAATTTTAAAAAAAAATATTATCGTACAGTATAAATAATGCAGAGACTAACACTCATTATTCTCATTCTCATTCTCATATTGGGAATTGGTTTCATGGTATTATATCAAATGGGGTACTTGGAACAATTTTTCCTCCAGGAAGGTGATACATGTGAACCCGAAGGTACGGCTGATTCCAATGCGACATATACTATAGACGCAGACGGGGAGTGTGTATTCACGTGTAAAAGTGAATACAAGAAAAGTGGTGATACATGCATCGAAGATACTACGGGTGATGCATGTACGACGGAAGATATGGATGATAGGGGGACTTATGTGTATAATGCCAGTGGTACTTGTGCTTTATCTTCGTGTAGCGGTGCATACGATGCAGTTGGTACATCATGTGTAAAGAAACTCCCTATGGCTCAACATGTTCGAATTGAACGACCATACGGAAAAGTAATTAGACTGCTTGAAATTGAAGTGTATAATCAGGAGGGTGATGTCATATCATCAGAGAAAGACACTACGGGTGCTCCTGTTGCGATGAATCTCAATAATCTCGTAGATACTTTATACCAGGAAGCAGGTGTTAGTACTGTTACAAGCACGGAGGCTGAATATCCATATATACAAATTGATCTCGATTCATTACAACAAATTAGTTCTATCAAAATCACTAGTAGTGCTGCGGACTATGCACCTAAACCCGCCCTGGAAGGGACGGTGGTTACAACGGTACAGGTTGCCAATGATAGTCTCAAGAATGCGATTGTGAAGCTATTCGCTGCGGATGGTACTACTGTTACCGCTGCGACCCCACCTACCAATACGCTACAGCAGGTGGCCGTATATGATTTTACTGGAGAAACACCTGCATGGACATATAGTGATTTATAATTATAATTCAGTAACCAACTATAAATTTCAATCTTAAAATGTGTACATATATTTTAAGAGTGATTGATTGAATAAATATTTAATTAAAACAGGTTGCCATCGGAAGATACAGACATGGGTTTGAGGGTACGTCCAGTATTCTCCAACTTTATCTGAGGTTCGGTGAAACCGGGTTCTGCATCGGGTGCATCAACCATGGGCGCTGGGGGCTGTATCACAACCTTTGTACCCTTTCCTTTTTTTTTATCACCACAACCACAACCCGTTTTAGTGGGCTTCTTCTTATTTTGCAAGTTCATCATACCCCACACGATGAGTATAAAGACGGCGGTGTGTACGAGAAGTCCGAGTGTAGAGGGACACCCGGTTGGTGTCGCAATGGCGGGACCTAATACTCGCCTGACGAGACGGAACGTTTCGGGGTTCGCGACAATGAAAAATGTAAGACCTGAAATAACAGAAATGATAAACTTTTCCTGCTGCTTCTCGCCGTTACAACCACATCCACAATCTTTAAAAACACCCATAATTACTTTTAATATATGTCAACAAAAAAAAACACTTAAAGTCAAGCCTCATAATGTATATATAACCAACCAACAATGTCGCTCACTATCCAACGCTCTACTGAATTCTCCTCTGCCTCTGTGCAATTTTCAAAATTTCGTAAAAACAAAAATGGCGGTAAAGCCGTCTACCTGAATAGCGGCGACAACAAAAAAAATTATATTCAATTTCCTTTTATGCGATCACCATATGGCCTGAGTGCTTTTACTGACGAAGGTACAGGGCGCACCTCGTATTCGTTAGATCTTTCATTTGATCCCGATAACACCGAAGCGATGGAACTTCACGACAAACTCAAAGAACTCGATGATATAATCGTAGATACTGTCGCCAAGAACTCCAAGGAGTGGCTCGGTAAAGAGTTTAACGTCACTGTCCTGAAAGAAGCACTCTACAAACCCATGATTCGCCCTGGTAAAGAGCAATATCCAGCCACTATTAAACTCAAGATTCTCACCAAACCAGATGGTACATTTGTTCCTGAAGCATACTCCATGCAGAAACAATCTATCTCTATCGACAGCATTGAAAAGGGTCAGAAATGTATGGCTATCGTTGATCTTAATCAAATCTGGTTCATCGATAACAAGTTCGGTGTGACTATCCGCCTTCAACAGGCCCTTGTTGAACAGTCCACCAAACTCCCATCATTCGCCTTCCAGGGTGTTGATCTTCCTACCGATGTCGGTGTTGAAGACGAGGAAGATGAAGAAGTCGATGAATAAATATATCACACAATAAAACTTAAAATCCTCATTGGTAAGAAGAAAAATCTTCTTACGAATAAGTAAGTATGACAAACCTTGAGAGTAATCTCAAAAAAATATTACGAGGTAAGAAGGCGTGTACTCCAGGTAATTTTTTAAAGGTTCCATTTTGGCCATATGGAAAGATGAAACCCGCTAAAGGTAAAATGTTGGGACAAGGACAATACAGTAAAGTATATAGAGGGAGTATAAACGACAATGGTCGTCGTTATGTTGCCTACAAAGAGATAGATACAAGTAAGAATACAGTGGGGTCAGGTGCGTTTGAATACAAGGTTGCAAAACAATTGAAAGGGTATGGCGTTCCTGATCAATATATGTATAAGAAATGTGAAAGTATGGACATTCTTTATCTAGAACATATCAAAGCTAAGGAATTCGATATATGGTGGAAAACCAACCCAGGAATGGAGGAGATAAAATCTGTCATGCTCCAAGTTTTGTATAATTTATATAGAATTAAACAAGAATTCCCCGGATTCAGACATCATGATCTTCATGGTGGTAACATTCTCGTACGCCCCGTGCCGACCAAGGAAATTGTGATACGTTTGGGGGAAAATCAATCATACAAGGTCTCAAATGGTGGTGTGGAAGCTGTTATGATTGATTTTGGACTGTCGGTTTTTCCTAGGATAACTAATCCCGTTATTTCAAATGGTGGATACGAATATGTGGGAATATCAAAGAAATCCCACCCCCAATATGATTTACACACCTTCCTGAATACTGTTTGGATTAAAGTGATTAGACCTAAAAATGAAAATGAGCGCAAGATACACGAATTTATCAAATCTCTCATCCCTACAAAGTATCTAGGTGTTATGGTAATGAAAAAACAAACTATTATACGTCGTATTGGTATAGATGAGGGTAAAGGAGATATTCCAGGATTCAAAACGGTTTTGAATCACTCATTCTTCACTGGTGAAAAGAAAGTAAGTAAGCTTAATAAGCTTCTCAAAAATATCACCTCTAAGACCAAACTCAAAAAACCCATGGTCATCGCGGTTCCCAATAAGAAGTCTCCAGTGAATCAGAAAGCGGCGTTGACTCGTGCAGTGACTATAATGAAAGCAAAACAAAAACCGATTATTCGCCGAAAATAATATTATTATACAATATAAACAATGTTCGCTTTCATTATTCTCGCGATTATCAACATAATCATTCTGACGAAAACTGGTCAGGCCAAGAAGGCCGCTCCCCCAGTGGGGGAGGAAAAGGGTTGGACTGTTTACGGGACCATGGGGTGTGGCTGGACTCGTAAGCAACTTGAACACATGAAAAAGGCTGGTAAGGCTCACACCTTTGTCGATTGCGACAAGGAGGAGTGTAAGGATATGAAGGCTTTTCCCACTCTCGTCAGCCCTGACGGGGAAAAAACTGTTGGGTACAAGGAAGTTTAAATACCTCGCACGACAGTGAGACCAATGGAAAGTATGAACGCATCAAGCATGGTGTTGATAGGTTTCAACACGGTGATGTGCTTCACGAGAGAACGGTTCCATACGAGACGGAGAAGGAAAGTGCTGATAAGGATGGTGAGTACAAATATGAGAAACTCGGTGAGCATATCAGACTTAGTGCGAGCCTTTGAAACTTCCTGGATCATTTATTAGATGTCAATATTTTTTTCTATTCCAAATACAAATGAAAGGTCTACCTGTGAGTGGTTCCGAAAATCGATTTACCAATAGACGCTGGGGTACATCTACTGGTATCGGTAATAATAACTGTTATGCATATGCTGTGGGTGACTATGAAGCTTATAGATGGCAAAAGTCCATTCCTGGGGATCGTTCCGGTATGTCGAATAGGTATCATAACTATACACACTGTACTAATCTCCCAAACCGTGTTGTTTCCGACAATCCCAATAAAGTGTATAAGGTTGGTGCGAGTGAAAAATGTAAGAAAGGATACTTCAAGGTGATGATGTTTGTCTCCCCTGGGAGACCCACAAATTATATTCGCCAAGGTGATTTCCACTTTTACAAACAGCACAATGTGGTTGAGTATCGAATCAAGATTGGGGATACTATCGCTTCAGTCGCGAAGTTCTTTAAGATTCCTGATTCGCGGATAAAGAGGGCTGGTCCATTTAAAATTGGTACACGTATCATATTCAAGGCTAACGTATTCAGTCACAAGCGTGGGTGGGCGACTGGACCACTTCTGACTGATGCGAAAGGTAAGGCGATCATAGATCCTCGCAAGGCTTCTAGGAACTACCCAGGTCTAAACTACGAGAGATATTGTAGTTCATTCTGTGTTAAGAACCGAGGGATCAAAGTCGGAAAGACTCATCCCAAGGTCCGAAAGAATACTGTCCAGGTCTAATGTTTCCTCCACATCGAAGGTTATATCAAACATATCCATCACATTCAAAATCGATTCCTCATTCAAGGACACAGAGTTCGCAGCTGCTGTGTAATTGTTCTGAATCGACACGACGATCTTAAATTGAGATCCATCAATTACTTTTCTACATGTAGGGCACGTATTCTTACCTTTATCTTTCCATCCCTGTAGACAATGGGAATGAAATATATGTCCACACCTGGTCGGGGTATTGTTACGTGTTGACCTGACCTCACTGAGACATATGGCACATGTCGCCATTCTATAGGAAGGTTCTAAAGTTTTTATCGTGATTTAGCTCATTTAATATATATCGGAAGCGTTAACAAGAGGCTTGTCACATGTGTTGCAGTTATCCTTCCCCTGTTCCCCCTGTATCTGAGACATGAGGGCGGGACCCTGCTTCTGCAGAAGCTGTCTGTACGAATAGTTGTCTTCGAAAGAGATGTTGTTATTCTTCATGATGTAATTGTTGAAAAGCTGAGAGGACGAGTTAATAGTGAAGCATCTACCATCGGCCATACCAAGTCGCTGAGACATTTTGTTATTATAAAACTAGAAATTAATTTGTCTATTCGTAATCGTTTTCATCCACGATTCGAAACCCTCCCCCCTGAGCTTTTTTATAAAAGGTTCACATTTGTACCCCAAATAAATATCAAAAACGTCTGTTTCCTGCGTTCGAGAAACCCTAATCTCGGGATTCTCATTTATATGCTGGTTAATGATATTGTATGCGAAAGCAATCTCTTTGAGGGTTTCCGCCCCCGTGATGATGATCTTCCCTGTACTGAAGATGCTACACGTAATCTCCTTCATATCGTGAGATGGTTTGAACTTTATTTTAACTGCTGAGTATCTATCCGGTTCAAAAGACATCTTGAATATATCGTCATACTCTTCAAACCAGTTTGCAACCTTAATGAGATTCACATTGTAGTTAAGACTGAAGTTGGAATTGATCATCACAACACGAAATGTATCATTTGAAATCTTGATATCCATACCCAAAAATACCCTGAAGATATAGGCGAGTTGTGTAATGATACGTTTACAATCGAAGAGGTCGCAGCACCCTGCAACTTGGACACTTCCATTGGGAAACACTTTTACAGATTTAGTACTATACGTGTCGTGATACGTTAGGGTGACCTGATTGTAAAAAGTGGTGGGTTTCAATTTCCATTCAAATCCATCGGTATTCGTTCCCTCGCGTCGCATCTTATAAGATCCAATTCTTTCAAAGGTTTCACGAAGTTTTTTAATATCAACCGACTGGATAAAGCTGGAAACCATTGTGATCGTCGTAATCTTGATCCATGAAGGTCTAGTCTCATCGGGTAAAGCTTTTCGCATATCATCGAGTGTTAGGAGATACGAAAAGCTATTATTGGCAATTGAGGAATACATTTAGGAACATACTTTTCTATATATGTGTGTCTCACTTAGGTGTTTAAAGAAAACAATCGTCGAATGATTATATGACTTCCTTTATCAAATTTGCGAAACATGTACATGATATTGAATCTGATATCTCATACGTCGAGGTCATTTATGATCGTTACGTAAATGGTAAAGGGTACGAAACCTATAATGACTACATCAACACCGAACCCCTCGCAGACTGGGTAACACTCGAGTCCCAAAAGCGATCAATTCCTTATGTAAAATTCCTTGATGTGATGGTCAAAAAAACGATAGAGGTTCGTCAACGTATGATTGAGCTCACACTTGAAAATATTCTTTTATATGAACAACCTGATCGAGTATACATTCGTCTCGTACACGCCATTAAAATTATTGATCCAACATTCCAACCACCCCGCATAAATAGGGAGAGTACTTGGCAGATGGAGCTTGCAAAAAAGATATGTAAAAAATATCTACCACACGCTATAGAGATGTGTGCTAAAAAATCACGACTTGAATACTTTCTCAACGTCTTGCGTACAATAGAGCGAGAACAATGAGAAGAGTAATCAAAAAGATCCAGAAATAAGATACACTTTTATTTGAAACACCAACAGTCAAAGGTTTCCTATCCCGTGTGAAACCATAATCTATATTCCTTCGTGGATGAATATCTTTCTCAATAAGACACGGTTTAGTTTCTTCTTTACATAAACCAGTCTTACAAAATACACTCTTCTCGGTGGGTGGAGCCTGAATAGAAGGTTTCACTTCAACAAAATCTTTAGAATTACCCGTCTGTCGCAGACTCCCAGGGAGGGAGAAATCATGTGTGACAAATGGGTTCACATCATTGATAGCATCTTCATCGTTGAGCATGTACACACTCATCGCTGTTACTACTAGTTCAGATTATAATTTTTATGCTTCATTTTATACCGATGTTCTTCCCACATTTTATCCAAATCAACATTTAACATATGTGCGAGTTGGAAGAGATAACTAAAAACATCACCCATTTCCATCATGACATCAGTGCCTCGCTCCTTCTTGAGGTTGGTCTTCTTGAATGTTTTCTTATACTGCCTGATAGCTGACGCGAGTTCACCAAATTCTTCAGTCAGGAGAAGCCATACTGTATCTACAGCGGCTCGATCCCACCCCTTCGATCTACACACTTTCTCGGTTTCTGTCTTATAATAATTGAGACTCATCACTTATGTTTACCTGGTTCATACTCTTTAATTGATACCGATCTTGTAATTGAAGTCCAACTTCTTTCCCGTCGTACTTGTATTTATAGGTTGATCGAGGGGGACACTGATGGTATCGATTTCTTTCGCATATGCGATGTACTGGGATACACCAGTTTGGATCTGAGATAAAGCGGTCTCGATAACCCGGGTGTTGATGAATTTAACTTGCTCATTCACTTTGATGTGATGATCACCAGCACTGTTGATGAATACCATTCGCATGATACCATAGAGATCATCGGGGTTTTGGTAATCGATGGCGATACCAGTCTTATCCTTGAATGTTTGACGAATGCCACGCTGAATCAAATTTTTGTTAAATTTTGAAAAGAAGAGAGAGTTCAGTGGGGTCTCACACTGTTGAATCGAATCAAGATGGAGGTTATCACACATTTAATATAGTCGCCGAAAAAAATTGTGTGTAAATAGTAAATGCTGAACTTCGCTGACTTTAATGAAGTGTATGCCAACAAGCCCCCAACGTTTGAGGAAATTCCATGCAAACCCCCAGCCTGCTTCGTTGGTTCTTACCCCCCAGTGGCAAAAGCTGGTGAGCCTGGTCCTTTTTTCGTGAACACCTATCTTCTCCAACCCAACCGAAAGTTTGAGACTTTTGGAACAGTTCCCGTGAGGAGCGCTGATCTCAGGTGCAAGAAGTAAGTTAAAAATAAAAGTGGAACACTAGATATATGAGGGTCATTAAACGCTCAGGTCGTATTGAGGATATGAAATTTGATAACGTCACCAATAGGATCAAGAATTTAACGTACGGACTCTCAGAAAAATGTGACTCTTCTAAGGTTGCACAGCAGGTATTTTCTTCTATGTACGATAACATTACCGCACAGGAGATCGACACCCTCTCCGCTGAAATTTGTGTTGGTATGATCACTTCCGAACCAGATTATGAGGTTCTCGCCACCCGTATTATCGCGAGTAACATCCACAAGGTCTGCCCCAACAATTTTCATCTCGCCATGAAGAAGCTCCAGAAGGCTGGTGTCGTCACCGACGAAGTTGTCGAAGTTGCTCAACAGGTCAAGGATGAGATCAAGAGTGACCGAGACTTCGATTTTGGGTACTTTGGTATCAAGACTCTCGAGAAGGGGTATCTTCAACGCGTTGAAGGGAAATTGATCGAGACACCACAGTACCTATTCATGCGCGTCTCCATTGGTATTCACGGGAAGGATATTCCCTCTGTACTCGACACATATGATAAGATGTCAAGTGGTTTATTCATTCACGCTACCCCAACTCTATTTAACGCTGGTACACCTCGACCTCAGATGTCTTCTTGCTTTCTCATCGCGAACAAGGGGGACTCTATCGATGGTATCTATGGAACCCTGACAGAATGTGCACAAATTAGTAAATGGGCTGGGGGTATCGGGATGCATATTCATGATATCCGAGCGAATAAGTCTCACATTCGGGGAACCAATGGTCAGTCGGATGGTATCATCCCAATGCTTCGAGTGTTCAACGCCACGGCGCGATACGTGAACCAGGCTGGTCGTCGCAAAGGTTCGATCGCAGTGTACGTGGAACCGTGGCACGCCGACATCATGGACTTCCTTGAACTTCGCCTTAACCAAGGTGATGAGGAAGCTCGTTGTCGCGACCTCTTTTCAGCCATGTGGATCCCAGATCTCTTCATGAAGCGAGTAGAAGAGGGGGGTAAATGGTCACTCTTCTGTCCAGACACAGCGAAGGGTCTCTCTGATTGTTATGGGAAGGAATTTGATGAATTGTACACCAAGTACGAAGAGGAGGGGCTCGCACATTCAACTGTACCAGCCGCTGAAGTTTGGAAAGCAATTCTGAAATCTCAAACGGAGACTGGGACACCGTACATGCTTTACAAGGATGCATGTAACTCAAAGAGTAACCAGAAGAACTTGGGTGTAATCAAGAGTTCCAATTTATGTACTGAAATTATAGAGCACACTAACAAGGATGAAACTGCTGTGTGTAACCTAGGTTCCATCGCTCTCCCAAAGTACGTGAACAAAGAAACGAAGTCTTTTGATTATGAGAAGCTCCATGAGGTGACGAAAACAGTCACAAAAAACTTGAACCGTGTTATCGATCGTAACTTTTACCCCGTGGAGACTGCCCGGCGTTCTAATATGAGACACCGTCCTATTGGTCTAGGTGTACAGGGTCTCGCAGATGTATTCATTCTATGTGGACTCCCATTCGACTGTGAGGAATCACGTCTCATGAACGCGCATATATTTGAGACTATGTATCACGCTTCCCTTGAGGCTTCCTCAGAACTTGCTGAAATTGATGGTTCCTATGAAAGTTTCGATGGGTCCCCAGCGTCCCAAGGTATTCTTCAACCCGACATGTGGGAAGGTGAAACTAAATTTAGTGGGCGCTATGATTGGGATGCGATGCGTGAGCGCGTGAAAACAAAGGGACTTAGGAACAGTCTTCTCATGGCCCCGATGCCTACGGCTTCTACGGCTCAAATCTTGGGTAACAATGAATGCTTCGAACCCTACACGACCAACATCTATCTGAGACGCACCCTCGCTGGTGAGTTTGTGGTTGTGAATAAACACCTCGTTGATGATCTCAAGGAGGTTGGTCTATGGTCAAAGGAAATGAAAGATCTTATGGTGAAGGCTGGGGGTTCTATTCAAAATATTGTCGATATCCCAGATGATATCAAGAAGTTGTACAGGACTGTATGGGAAATTAGTCAGAAATGTATCATAGATATGGCGGCGGATCGTGGTCGTTTCATTGACCAGTCCCAATCCATGAACCTTTTCATGGAAAGTCCCACGATGTCTAAACTGTCGTCGATGCATATGTACGCCTGGAAATCTGGTCTCAAAACCGGGATGTATTACCTTCGCTCGAAGGCGAAAGCGCGTCCTATTCAGTTTAGCCTGGAGCCTGATTGCGTGGCGTGTTCAGCTTAAAGTTTTGAAACTCTAAATTAATAGAAAGACATGGACAAAGCCCTTGAAAACCTTCAAATAAATGAGTACACGAATCGTAAAATTGTCCTCTCAACTAAACAAGGAACACCTATCCGTGTACAATTTCCCCGTATGTACATGCCATTCGGTGTCTCTGGATTCACACCTGAAGTTGGTCCCACTAAATATAATATCGATTTCGCCGTAAAAGGGTACGACGAAGAGGAGAGTTATATGAAAAAGTTTTACGATTCTCTAAAAGCAATTGAGAGTAAGATTATTGATGCCGTCGTAGAACAGAGTGAATCTATTTTTGGAAGTGTGATGACGAAAGAAGAACTCACACCCATGTTCAATTCCAACATGAAGGAATCTCTCGATCGTGAACCGAAATTTAGAGTCAAGGTCGACACTACAATGGAAGATCAGATCAAGGTGAATGTTTTTGATGCGGATAAGAATCCCATTAAGGATGAAGCTAAAAATGGTCTCTATGCAAGAAATTCGGGACATGCCATTGTCGAACTCGGCACTGTGTATTTCTTGAACAGAAAGTTCGGGTGTACTTGGAAACTTCACCAGCTCATCGTGTATGAGCCCCAGAATCTCAAGGGATTTCAATTTAAGATTTAGATTTATTCAAAAGTAAAATACTATAAATAGCCTGTGCCTCCTTTAGAAGTTTACCCTGAACCCTGGTAAACTTATTTGGGTCCATACCAAGTTTAATTTTCGCAATCGTTACAGATTCTCCCCATTTCGCGAGAGACATGCTTACTTACTATCCTTTATGATTTTTTTATAAGCCTTGGTGTTTTTGGCGGGTACGAGACCGAATGAGCTCTTGTTACTATCAGCCTTTTTCTTCGCCAGCTCAACGAACGCCTGGAACTTGGGGTTCTTCTTGAGGGACTTCTTAGCAGCCTTGCTCGCCGCCTTGGACACGATGCGACCATCCTTCATCATCAAATCCTTTTTGGCGAGACCACCGGAGGTATTGTCTGCGTTACCATGGAAAACTTCAGCGCGGGAACCAATCATCTTTTATATTACGCTTTGAAAATTTTCTTGATGTCCAGGATTGATATTTTAGCGCTCGTCCTGTTGACTGGGATTTGATTTTCGATTCGTTCATCATTGAGTACTTTTGAACACACGATAGATTTATGTCCTTGGAGAGCCATCATTTCCTGTTCTACACTCACGAAACGTGCACACTCCTCGTAGACAAGTTTCTTAATATATACTGGTTGGGTTTGTCCAGTTCTATGACTGCGACCTATAGCCTGGAGTTCTGTCGCGGGGTTCCACGATGGTGCCGTAATGTAAACACGTGTCGCCTCTTGAAGGTTGAGACCTTGACCACCACTTTTGATTTGGATGATGAAAATCGCACCTGGTGCAGCCTTCTTGAACTCAACAATTTGCCTAACGCGCTCATCTTTGGGAACTGAACCATCAATGCGGTATACAGGTCGCGTGAGATTCTTCTGGATGTGATTCATTTCACCTCTAAACTGACAAAAGATCAAAGTCTTTTCTTCTGGGTGCCCCCCAATCATTTCGAATAGAGTCTCCATCTTCTTTGATCGTCCAACCCACTGCTCTGGTTGTGTCTTACTTTGCCTGGCGATTCCGTCAAGATACATCTGAGGCCATATCATACACTGACGTGCTCTGAGAAGGCACTCTAGAATGACCATATTCTTCGCGTTCATACTTTGAGCGTGTCTGAAAGCATCTCGAATTGTCTCTTGTGCCTCGAGAAACACAATCTCGTACAATTGCTTCTCATCTGGGTACATCTCCAACTCCACATTCTCAAAGTGGCATGGTGGCAGTCTCAAACGCTCACTAATTTGTGCGAGATCATCCTTTGTTCTTCTGAGAATGTAAATGTCCTTGATTTTATTGGTCATCCCCTGTACAACCACTTTGGAAAGACCCAAGAACGTACACAAAGACACAAAATCCTCCATCGAATTAAAGACTGGGGTACCAGTCACGATCCATTTGATTTCAGTCTGGAGGCGACACACACTCTTGAACAGCTTTGATTTCTTGTTTCGAATCTCGTGGGCTT